AACACGCCCCCCGGAATCGGTCACGATGTCAAAATCTGCCGACTTGCTGCCATACCCTGAGCGCAGGTAGCGCCACGGTCCCGGTGTGTGTTTGTCCATGTCTGCTCCTGTGCGTTGGTGGGTGGTACAAGCACAGAGTACCGCACATCATTTGTGCTGTCAAGATAAGTTGACGATGGCGGCATGGCTTGTGGCGTCGGCGCAACAGCTCGTCCGAAATACCTATTGCAACCGTCAAGGTAACTGGTAGACTAGCCTCTGCTTCGCCGCCGGGACAGGGCCACGATCCAAGGCCCCTTGGGTTTCCTGTCCCGGTTGGCGGGCTTCACGCACCGGGGCCGGACATGGGTGAATTGCTGGATCTGCCGCTAAACAAACACCATTGCGCCTGGTGCGGCGGGACGGCGTTCGCGCTTTACGACGGTGGGCGGGTGGTCTGCGATTGGTGCCTGCGCCTGCAACACCGCCTAACCGTTCAGCCCAAGGTCGAGCAACGCCCGGCCCTGTTGCTCCCGATCGCGGGGGTGGCGACGTGAGGCTTGATTGGCTTTGGCTCGACTGCGGACGGTCGATCGGGGTCAGCGTCAGCCCGCCGCGCCGACTGCGCGATGGCTCAACCGAGCTGCGCGCGCCCGCCCGCTACAACCTGCCGCCGTCCCTGGTGCAGATCCCTTTGCCCGAACGGGACGCGCTGATCCGCGGCGTCCTGCACGCAGCTAACATCGCGCTGGCTCTCCGGGATGAGCGTGAATAGGCGCGGCTTCCTCGACGCGATCATGCTCTTCGCGGGCGTCGGGGAGACTGCGGCGGCGATCGTCAAGCGCCCGTCGATCAAGGCGTTGCCGGCCCCGCCGGACGCCGACGAGGACGCCTGGAACGAGCTGACGCGCCGGCTCGCCGCTGCCGGGACCACCACCACGGCGCCCGATGACGATGGAGAGTGGCGATGAGCCGACCGCCGTGGCAGACCAAGGAGTTCGAGCGGGCGCGGGCGAAGGGCTGGCTGTTCCCCAAGCCTCTGTATCTGGCAATCCGGGTGTGGACATTGGGCCTGCCCCATGTCCCGCCGCTCAAGCTCGGCAGGAAATGATGGCTTCGAGGCGCAAGACGGAGTGCGCCCCCAAGCAGGGCAAGCAGTTCAAGGCACCACGCGGCGCCGGGGCGTTGCAGGCGTCCAGGGCGTTGGCCCGATGGAGGCACCGCCAGCGGGTGAAACAGTTGAAGGAGCGCGAGGAATGATCGACCAGCCCAAGTGCGCGACCTGCCGGCATTCCATCGGGTCGCTCGACGGCCTGCTCTGCCAACGCTGGGCGCGGCCAGCAGTAACCCCCTGCCGATCGTGGCAACGGGAACCAGGAGCGGATGATGCCGAATAGGATTTTGCGGGACGGGATTCTCGCCAGCGAGAAGGTGGCGGGCTTGGGATGGGCGGCAGAGGTGTTCTACCGTCGCCTCATGTCAATCGCGGACGACTACGGACGGTACGAAGCCGGCCATCAACTGCTGCGAGCGCGCTGCTACCCCCTGCAAACCGACGATGTGAAGCCGGTAGACATCGCCCGCTGGCTCGTGGCGTGTCAGTCCGCCGGCCTGCTGGTGATGTATGTCGTTGATGGTAAACGGTATCTTGAGATTGTCAGGTTCCAGCAACAGCAACGATCGGCGAGCAAATGCCCGGCTCCGCCAGCAGTTGATAGCAAATGCTCGCAACCGATAGCAAATGAACACTTAGACGTAGTCGTAGTCGGAGGCGTAGTCGAAGGCGGAGACGGAGACGGGACACCAAAGGCGCACGCAAGCGTGCCGAGTTGGATTCCCCCCGAAGCATGGGAGCGATGGCGGAAGCACCGAGGGCGGAAGCTCACCCCGGAGGCCGTGAAGCTACAGATCAAGAAACTCGCCGGCCTACTGGCGCAAGGGCATCAGCCTGCCGACGTGATCGCCCTCGCCATCGAAAGCGGGTGGGCAACATTCTACGAACCAAGGAAGGGTTTTCCCGGCGGAGACTCGAAAGCCGCCGGCAGGGGCGCAGTCATGAAGGAAATCTTCAAGGAGCAGGACAATGAACGAACTCACGAGCGGATCATCGACGGCGAGGCCGAGCGGGTCGCCTGACCGTCTGGTAGACCGGCTGTTTCAACGGATGGCGATGATTTACGGATCGACTTGGGCCGACAAGTGGGCAGGTGTGCCGCTGACCGAGGTCAAGCGGGTTTGGAGCGCCTCGCTACATGGCCTGGATCCGGAGTGCGTTCGCCTGGCGCTCGACGCCTTGGTGCGCGCCGGCAAACCCTTCCCGCCGTCCCTGCCAGAGTTCGCCCATCTGTGTCGGACGTTCATTCGGCGGGGTACGCACCAACTCTACCTGGTGGACAGGACCCCCCGTGCCGGCCCGCCCGGCGGGTTCCAGTCGCTCCGGGACGTGTTGGCTAAAGTGGCGCCGAAGCCATGATCGAATGGACTATCGTTGGATTGACGGACGCCGATGTAAAGCTCTGGCGCGCGGCCCTGTTGTTCGAGGTGCAGCGCGGTCACAAGCCAGTATCGGAGTGTTTTTTAGAAGCCCCTTCGAAGCCCCTTCGAAGCCAAGAGCAGGAACAAGAGCAGGAACAGGAGACAAAGACATGAAAACCCGCGCGTGGCTCCCCGAATGGCTCAATCGGGCGCTGACCGTCGAAACCATCCAGTTGATGTTCGCGGACGGGTCGAGCAGCGAGCGCCGTGTTGGGAAGTGGGACGCGAAGGACGGGCGGCTGTGCGCGGAATTCAAGTTCAAGAAAACCCGCACGGTTGTCGCGGTGAGCGTCCGGGTGCCGAGGGTGTTCGAGGGCGAACACGTTGTCGTCTGCCCGGCCAGGACGGTGTACGGCGGGGATACCTACGAAGCGCGTTGGCGGATGAACATTGAGTGGCGGCATGGGGATGACGTACCGCTGCCCCAAGCAAGCAAGGAGTACCGCGTATGAAGCGCCGAGGCTTCCTGACGGCAATCCTGGCGTCCGCCGTGGCGCCGGCCATCGTGCGGGTCGGGAGCCTCATGCGCCTGCCGGCGCGGCCCATCATCGTCGCTCCTGCGCTGGTGGAGGTGCCGGCCACCCTCCTGACGACGCCGTTGTACGGGGATCTTCGCAAAGCAGCGAAGGACCGGCTGGCTCAATGGCTGGCAGACACCATCGACCAGGCGGTGTACGAGGCGATGGCCGGCGACTCCGGCCTGCTGGTCCCGAATCACTTGCAGGCAACCAACGGCGAGCCTATTCTGTTGCCAGCCAACAACTTGCGGAGCTAGACCATGCCACGCGCACCGAAAGACCCCACCAAGACCGCCAAGGACGGGACCAATCGCGGGCGCCCGGCCAAGGTCGGGCCAGGCAAGTCCGTGCGGTCCAATCGGTCAGTCGCGCTCCCGCTCACCGAGGCGCAACAGTCCTTCATTCGCTGGTACATGGTGCGACGCAACATCACGCGGGCATACAAGGCCGCGTACCAGAACGCATCCGATACCACGGCGATGTCAGAAGGGTCCAAGCTGTTTCGTGATCCCCGTATCGCGCAAGAAATCAGGAGGTTACTGGACGAAGAAGCGAAACGACTTGAGAATAAGGCGCAGAAAGTCTCCGATTCCCTGGCCGCGATGGCCTTCACCTCCCTGGCCGACGTGATGGACGATCGGGGCAACGTGATCCCCCTGACCGACCTGCCGAGGGACGTTGGATTCGCGGTCAAGAAGGTCAAGCGGCAAGAGATTGTGGCCGGCAGCGGCGATGAGCGCGTCGTGGTCGGGCATACGATCGAGGTTGAGATGCACGACAAGGTGCAGCCCCTTCGGATGCTCGGCCTCGAAGTGGGGATGTTCAAGGAGAAGGTGGAACACACGGCGGACGACGATTTATTGGTGGCGATCCGCGAGGGGCGGGAACGGGCGAGGGCGGCATGACGACCCGCTGCCCTGTGTGCAGCAAGCTGCCGGCGAATCGGGAGCTGGTCGCCATGTCGTTCGGCAATCGTCAGACGATCGACTGTCCCAGGTGCGAGCTACCCACCCCGATCGACCATCTGCCAATGTGGGAGCGGGCGATGATCTATGCTTGGCACCAAGCCCGTTTGTCCAACCCAAAACGCACGATGGCCACGGACAAGTCTCCGAAAAGGCCGGGGCCCAACGGGGATTGACCTAGACAAATGAGCAATCGAACCTACTTTGCTGCACGCTTTGTCGCTCAAGAGGCGCGCAGGGCACCCAAGACCGAGCGTGACGCGCACCAGGCGCTTGCCGACGGGGCGAAGGAGCGATGGACTCCCTGTGGCGCGCGGATGCCCGCCACCGGGCCGGCAGACCCCTTCGCGCATATGTGCTGGAAGCTCGGCCTGCCGGTCCCGGTCCGGGAGTTCCGGTTCAGCTATTTGAGGCGATGGCGCTTCGATTATGCGTGGCCGGATCACAAGCTGGCCCTTGAGGTCGAGGGTGGCATCTGGCGCAAGGGTGGCGGCGCGCACAGCCATCCGCTGAACATCGAACGGGACATCGAGAAGTACAACGACGCCGCACTTCGCGGCTGGCGCATCCTGCGGGTGGCGCCAGAAAAGTTGTACTCGGACGGGTGGCATCTGGTGCGGCAGGTGTTCGATAGCCTGCCTCCGACGAGGCGGATCATCCCGCAGAAGCAGGAGTGTTTGGAATGAGCTTGGTGGCCGAGCTTCGCCCAAGGGACAAGCAAGAGGCCGGTCTTGCTGCCCCTACCGTAATCATGCTGACCGAGGCGGAAATGGAGCTGGCCCGCCGCCTTGCCTCGCTCCGCAACAACCCAAAGGTCGAGGCCAAAACGGCCAACTACCGGATCGCCAACCGGGACGACTGGCGGCTGCACTTTGATGGGACGCGGGCAGAGGTCGCTTGTGGCCGTGTTGCCGGGTTCCCTGTGGACATTTCGTTTGACTTCGGCGGAGACAACAAGCGGGCGGATATCTATTTCGGAGAGCTGCGCGGCGAGGTCAAGGCGTGTACCTACCGCCCGCCAATCGTCAAATTCAACGCCCTGACCGATTTTGTCGCTGACGTTGTGGTGGTTTGCTACGTTACCCATCCAGAGCATCGGGAAGCGGCCAACGTCGAGATTTGGGGCTGCATTTCCAGGCGCAAGTTCTTGAGGACACACGAACAACACGACTTCGGGCATGGGGTCCGCGCGGTTGTCGGCCATGAATTGTTGTCGCCTATTTCGGTGTTGCTTTAGTTGCCTAGGCTGACCGTTGGCGACCCCGGCTAAGGTCACATCCTCCCCTGCCGAGCGCGAGCTGGCGCTACAGATCGGGGGGTATGCCTACGATCCGCTGGGATTCGTCCGGTTCGTGTTCCCGTGGGGGACTGGCCGGCTGGTCGATGAGCCAGGCCCGGATGAGTGGCAGGCGGACGTACTGCGCGCGCTCGGCGCCGACCTGAAAGCCGGGGCCAATGCCAAGGATGCCGCCGCCACGGCCATCAAGGTCGCGGTCGCGTCCGGTCACGGCATCGGCAAAACGGCCCTGGTCGCCTGGATCATCCTCTGGTTCCTGTCCTGCTTCGAGTTCGGACAGACCGTGGTGACAGCGAATACGAAAACGCAGTTGCTTACAAAGACTTGGCGCGAGCTGGCGAAGTGGCACCGGC